GTAGAATCCATTAGTAAGCGTCGTACACCTTTCACCGTGGATTATACAGGTTTCGGATGGGTACTCATTAAGAAGGGTGTCTTTGAAAATCTGGAATATCCTTGGTTTGCTCCTAAGATGCAGCAATTTGAGTCTGGCAATGTTCAGGACATGTGCGGTGAGGATGTCTCATTCTGTCTTGATGCTAAAGAATCAGGTTATGAAATCTGGTGCGATCCTCGGATTCGTGTTGGTCACGAAAAAACTCGCGTTATCTAATAAGGAGGTTTTATTATGGCAATGATGAAAGGCGGGACTTATACTCCCGGTAAGCCGAAGAAGACTCGGCAAGGGCGCTCGCAAAATACTCTGCTTTCCGCGACTTCTCGCAATAAAAAGAAAAAGCGTTATCGCGGGCAAGGTAAATAAGAGAAGTTACAACTAATTAATGTCTGCTCTTATTTGTAACCTCCCCTCGGAAGAGGTCTGGGTACGTAAAGAATATCTCACAGATCATCAAAGTGGTCACGGAGAATTTGTTAAAGGCGTCTGGGTATCGGCAAAGTCGATACCTGGGCGTGCTTTTTATTTTGAGACGTATTTACCAGAATATGCTGCAATGTATGATAAACTACCTATTAGCGCGTTTCTCTCGTCTCCGACGCTTCCAGACCCCGATATGGACCTTCCTAACCTACAGTTCTGGAACTGTATGGATTATGGTGTAGTCTCAATTCATAAGCAATTTATTGGTTCAATGGACTATGAATTGTATACAAGAGACTTTGGTACGCAGAAAGGTACATATATTTGTACTATTGACAATTATCATCAAGATCCTGATGTGATTGATTATGCAACAAGTGAAAATCCAGCTGAACATAAGTCACATAACCTCATTGCACTGAATAATGGACAGTATGCACTCTATCCAAACAATAGAATGCGTATTTTTGATAATAGTTTGACACCTATTGAACCAAAGATGCCCGATTTTAAGGTTTCCACTCAGTATTATCAGGTTGAAAATGGTTTCGAACGTCTTGGAATGGGTCGTGAAGACGAATATTTCTGGAAAACTGCAAAGGAACGCAAAAATGATGACCTAAATGACCATAAATGTTCAAATTGTGGACAAAATCCTTGTGATCCACGCTGTATTAATGCCGAATAGAGGTAAAATGAACCCAAATAACGATTTTTTAGACAACTTAGCTAACGATCAGCATCAAAAAATGCTTCGTGAAATTGCAAATGATGGATTAACTCCCAAGAAAACGAATAAAAGACAAGATTCTGAAATTTTTCAAGAATATTTGGATTCAATGTACTCAGACATCTCAAATGATGCCAATGATCCGATTATTCTCAATGAATTTTGATAAGAATTTGTGATAAATAAGATATAATTGCCGTATTATTGTGCCTTTAGAGAGGGTAAGTCAAGGTTTTAAGGACGTAAGCATGTCATTCAAGGTCAATCCGTTGACCAATGACTTAATTGGTCTCAAAAATGAGAATGCCATTGCTCGTTCTATAAGAAATATTGTATTTACCCTCCCTGGAGAGAAGTTTTTTAACGAAAGTTTTGGTTCAAGAATTTCAAAATCATTATTTGACAATGTTGATGACCTGACAGCATCAAATATCAAAGATGAAATTGATAGGTCAATTCGAAATAATGAGCCAAGAGTTAGATTGAGATCTGTTCAAACTTCTCCAGATTTTGATAACAATCAATTTGATGTAAAAATCATATATGACATTATTGGTGCAGACGTTCCTGCACAACAGTTAGAATTCGTGTTGCAACCAACAAGGTAAAAAATGCCATTAGTAAATTTTTCTAATCTGGACTTTGACCAGGTTAAAACATCACTTAAAGAATATCTAAGATCAAATTCCAATTTTACGGATTATGATTTTGAGGGATCAAACCTCTCGACAATTCTTGACGTACTGGCATACAATACTTACATTACCTCATATAACGCAAATATGGTTGCGAATGAGGTTTTCATTGATAGTGCAACTTTAAGAGAAAATGTTGTTGCTCTTGCAAGAAATATTGGATATGTTCCACGGTCAAGAAAGGCCGCAATGGCAACAATTAATTTTTTTGTTGATACAACAAGTATAACTCCAACTCCATCAACAATCACTCTTAGAAAAGGTGTTGTCGCAGCATCAACAGGCACTTTTGCTGGACAATCATTTGTATTTTCTATTTTAGAAGATGTCACGGTTCCTGTCTTTGATGGAATTGCCTTTTTTGATGATCTTGAGATTCATGAAGGAGTTCTTTTAGAATCAAACTTTACATATTCCTCTACAAACTTAAATCAAAGGTTCATTTTACCAAACTCGGGAATTGACACGGATTTAATTAGAGTATCTGTTAAAAATAATCAATCTTCAACGGCTGCAGCAAAATATAGTCTACAAGATAGTCTTTTTGATATTAACTCATCTTCAAGAGTATACTATTTGCAAGAAATTGAAGATGAAAGATATGAGTTGCTATTTGGAGATGGTGTTTTTGGAAAAGCACTTGAAGAAGGAAACTATATCACTGCAAACTATATTGTAAGTAATGGAGATTCTGCAAATGGAATCTCAAGTTTCAATTTTGCCGGTAGACTGACATATACAAGAAATGGTATTCAATATAATGTGACTTCTGGAGTCTCTCTTGTTACTCCCGGAATCATTTCTTCTGGTGGTGAGAACATTGAAACTGTTGAGTCTATCAAAAAGTTCGCACCAAGAATATATGCAACGCAAAACAGAGCTTTAACTTCCAATGACTATGAAACTCTGATTCCATCAAAGATCTATCCAGAAACTGAGTCAATCTCAGTATTTGGCGGAGAAGAATTGGTTCCACCACAATATGGTAAGGTCTTTATTAGTATAAAACCAAAATTTGGAGATTATCTTCCAAACCTGATTAAAGAAAATATTAAACTTAAATTAAAGAAGTATTCGGTAGCAGGTATTGTACCAGAAATTCTTGATCTCAAATATCTGTACATTGAAAGCACTACCAAACTTTATTATAACACAAATTTAGCGCCATCGTCAGAATACGTTTCCAGTTTAGTTCAGAATAACGTTACAAAATACTCTGAATCAACTGAGTTAAATAAGTATGGAGCAAGATTTAAATACAGTAAATTCTTGAAAGTAATTGATGATAGTCATGAGTCAATAACATCGAATATTACAACTATTCAGATGCGACGTGACTTAAGAGTAACATTAAATGCTTTAGTTGAATATCAAATTGGATTTGGTAATGCTTTCTACATTAAGAATATGAGTGGATATAACATAAAGACCTCGGCTTTCCGAGTTGATGGTATTAATACTGATGTTTATATCTCCGACTTGCCAAACTCCAATAGAGAGACTGGAGAATTATTCTTATTCTCGGTTCCTTCTATAAATTCAACAAGTCCTTCTATCATAAGAAGAAATGTTGGAACAATTGATTATAAAAAAGGTATATTGACATTGAACCCAATAAATGTTTTATCAGGAAAAACAAAAACTGGTCAAACAATTATTGAAATTTCTGGATCCCCTACATCAAATGATGTAATTGGACTTCAAGACCTTTATTTGCAGTTGGACATTTCTGGAAGCACCTTTGAAACTGTGGTGGACGAAATCTCATCTGGATTAGATCCATCAGCATCAAATTATGTTGTTTCTTCAAGTTATGCAAATGGTGTTTTAGTCCGTCCAGGAGGAAGAGGTAGTGTTCCTTCAACAAGAACGACAACCACTAATAACGGGACTACGACAATTGCTACAGTATCTGGTGGTACATATACCCCAACAAACTCCACCTCATCGTCTGGCGGAAGCTCAAGCGGTTCATACGGTTACTAATAGTATCATAAAATGACAGAAAAAAGAGTTCAGTTTAATAACATCGTTCAAAACCAACTCCCCTCTTATGTTAGAGAGGAGTTTCCTCTTATTTCTGAATTTTTAAAACAATATTATCAAGCACAAGAGTTTCAAGGTGCTCCTATTGATTTAATTCAGAATATTGATCGCTATATTAAACTTGATGAGACTACTAATCTCTCAGGTTCTGTCACTTTATTGTCAGATATATCGTTTAATGACACTACTGTTAGTGTTGACTTAGCTTTGAATCCAACTGGAACTAAAGGATTTCCAGATTCCTATGGTTTGATTCAAATTGATGATGAGATCATTACATACACTGCAAAAACTGACAGTCAGTTCACCGGATGTATCAGAGGATTTGTTGGTATCACTTCTTACAGAGAAGAATCAAATCCAGAGAACTTAGTATTCACAAATTCTACAACAGCAGAACACGTAAACGGTTCCGAAATTAAGAATCTAAGTAATCTTTTCTTAAAAGAATTTTTAGTCAAAACTAAACATCAGTTTTTACCTCTTCTTGACTCAAGGACTTTAACTGATGATCTGAACCAAAATCTTTTCATTAAACAATCAAAAGATTTTTATCTTAGCAGAGGTACTGATAGATCTTTTGAAATTCTATTTAAAGCATTATATAACGAAAACGTAGTTGTAGTAAAACCAAGAGATTTTCTCTTTACTCCATCAAATTCAGATTTTAGAATTACAAATGATCTTGTTGTAGAAGCTGTAACTGGAGATCCTCTTGATCTTGACCAGGCAACAGTCTTTCAACAACCATATGAATCTGCAAATATTGCTGAAGCATATGCTCCCATTACTCAAGTAGAAAAACTTCAAGTAGGAACTGGAAAAAGTTTCTACAAGTTGAGTCTTGATGGTGGATATGATAGAGACGTTGAGGTTCAAGGTGCTGTCCGTGGATCTTTTTCTGTTCACCCCAAAACTAAAGTTATTGGTCAAGTAGGATCAGGTGCAACTATCCTTTCTGTAGACTCCACTGTTGGATTTGGAACCACTGGAGAACTTGTAGTTACTTATAGTGATACTACTACAGGAGTAGTTTCTTACACGTCTAAAACTTTAACCGAATTTTTTGGATGTACAAATATATCAGGAACAATTCCTGACGGAGAAGATGTTGGAATTAATACATTTGCTTATGGTAGATCGTTTAGAAATCAAAATGAGATAATAACTGTAAGAATTAATTCCGTTCTTAGCAACTTAGAATTTCCAGGAAATACAAAAAATTTCCGTGATGGAGATACCGCAAAAATTAGAACTTTAGGTAAAGATAAATTTGAATCTACCTTTAAAAATTGGTTTTATAATTATGCATCATCACACTCTGTAAAATCGATATTTCTTGTTGATGCCTCAGATAACAGTTATGACTTAACTTTAAATAATGAACATTATTTTAAAGTTAATGATAGCATTTCTATAGTTGATTCTACTGGAGTAACAAGAACAGGCGTAGTATATCAAATAGTTTCTAATAAAATTATTTCCATTAAAGGTTCTGGATCTTTAAATCCAAATAGATTATACACCATTCACAGAAATATTTTAAAAGGAAATTATAATAATTTTCCATCTGCAGGGTTGTATCAAGCAAATGTACAGGGAATATATGATAATGCAGATAATTTTATTGTAGCTTCGTCTTCAATTCCATCATATTTTTCATCTTCTCTTGCTACAAGTGACAGAACAGTTACTTTTTCAGGAACTTTCCTTGGAGAGGAACTTGAAATAACTCCTCTTGGTAGACACAATTTCTACTCTGGTGATGCTGTTTATTATGCAGCAGAGCTAACGACTGAAAATTATGTAGATGATGATGGAAATGTTCAAACAAGAATTGTAAGGGGAACTTCACTTGGAGCTAATTTTCCAGACGGTCTTTACTATGTAAAGAGAATATCAGACACAAAGATTAAACTTGCAAAAAGTAGAAGTGATATCTACAATTCAAGATTTATCTCTGTTGAGAGTGAAGTTACAGTATCTAACAATAGTTTAAAACCATTTAGATTTAAAGATAGAACTCTTACTTCGCAAAAATTAGTAAGAGAGATTCCAAAGAAACCAGATCATATTGGCAAATTAACTCCAACTGAACCTGGGTATAATGGAATTTTGACTAATGGAGTTGAGATTTTAAACTATAAATCTCAAGATGTTATCTATTATGGACAATTAGATAGTATTGATGTGTTTGCTCCAGGGTCAGATTATGATATTATTGATCCACCATTACTCCACATTAGCGATCCAGTTGGAACTGGAGCAACGGGAGATATTGCAGTATCAGGATCTCTCAATAAGATTAGAGTAATTGATCCTGGATTTGATTATCTTTCTATTCCCACCATTACTATTACTGGTGGAAATGGAACTGGAGCAGCTGCTTCTCCGAATATGAAATTGATTGATCATTCAGCCTCTTTCTTTTCAGAAGCAGCATCAAATAGAGTTGGTCTTGGTTCCACACAATCAACAATTGGATTTAGCACATATCATAAATTTAGAAATGGTGAGCAGGTAATCTATAGAACCAATGGTCAACAAACAATTGGTGGATTAACTACAGATGCAAAATATCATGTTTTTGTTCAAGATAATCAAACTGTTAAACTTCACAATAAATTAGGTGATGTTTTAGCTGGAATTAATACTGTCGAATTGACTTCCTATGGAAATGGTGTTCACCAATTACAGTCTGTCAACAAAAAATCTGTAGTTGAGTCGATAACAGTTATTAATAGTGGATCTGGATATGAAAACAAAAAAAGGTCGGTAAGCGTATCAGGAATTAGCACATCTCAAGATACAATTACAATTAAAAATCATGATTATAAGTCTGGTGAAAAAGTAAAATATACCGCAGGAACTTCATCTGTAGGTGGTCTTACTGATGGAACAGAATATTATGTAATAAAAGTAGATGATGATAATTTTAGACTCGCAAATATTGGACTTACAACATCTACAAGAAAATACTACTACAACAACAATCAATTTATAAAATTCTCATCAAAAGGTACAGGAACTCATTCGTTCAATTATCCAGAGATAACAGTTTTGATTTCTGGTAGAATAGGGATTTCTTCTATTGGTTTGGAAACATTCCAAGCACAAGTACAACCCATTTTTAGAGGACAAATAACTTCCGTCAATCTCTCAAACAATGGAGTTGGATATGGATCATCTGAAATTTTAAATCTTGATAAGACACCATCAATAACAGTTGTTTCTGGACAAGACGCTCAGTTGCAACCAGTTATCAATAACGGAAGACTTCAAGAAGTTCTTGTATTGAATTCTGGTAAAAAATATAATTCGCCACCAGATTTGACAATAAATGGAAGTGGTATTGGAGCTGTAGTAACTCCCATCCTTTCAAATGGAATAATAACTTCCGTAAAAGTTCTGGAACCAGGAACTGGATATGATCAAGCAACGACTTCTATTGGAGTTGTTTTCCCTGGAAGGGGAGCAACTCTAAAAGCAAATATTCAAACATGGAGGGTTAATCTTTTCCAAAAATATTTGTTTACTTTTACTGATGATGATGGTGTTATTGAAAATGGAACTAATGAAGATTTTGGGTTGCAATATTCCCACATTTATGTCCCAAGAAAGTTTAGGCAATTAATTTATGCAGTTGATGCAGATGGAAATACTCTTTATGGTGATAGAGATCTTAAGATTAACGTAAATACAAAGCAAGAAAGCGTATCATCACAACATTCCCCGATCATTGGATGGGCATATGATGGTCACCCGATCTACGGACCATATGGATATTCGACAAGATCTGGTGGATCTGTTCAAATTATGGAAAGTGGATATGTTGAGGATTCAACTAAAGCAAACAGACCTCCATTATCTGTTTGGCCTTCGGGATTCTTTGTTGAGGATTTCACATATAAAAACAAAACAGGTGAAGGAACTCTTGACGAGAACAATGGAAGATACTGCGTCACACCAGATTTCCCAAATGGAACTTATGCATATTTTGCAACTATTGCGTCCGATGATGCAGATACTCAATCACCATATACAGG